ATGGATATAGGAATATTCCCATTATGAGCATAGAATATAAAGAGGATTCTTATGAAAAAGCTTTAAGAATATACGGCTTAAAAGCTGAAGAAGAAGTATTGTATAAAACGACACAAGTTGTTGGAAAACATACAATTACAACGTATAAAAAGAAGAAGAAAAGTAAGAAAAAGGTAGTTTATAAACTATAATTTTCTTATATTTGTTAACCATTTAAAGCCTGCCTATGAACATAGAAATCAATGTGGAAGGCCTCATCAACAATAAACTAACAGCATCTCAGTATGTAATGTTAGTTTTATTGTTTGAGTCTAACACAGAACTATTTGTAAACTATATAAAACTATATGGATTTGCAGAGAAAGAATTACAAGGACTTGTAGACCAAGGATATATATTATCCTGTGATCCTAAAAATCCCTTAACTTGTATTACTATTGCTCGTGATAAAGTAAGAAAGTTATTAGGAATTGAAGAATCATATTTTACAGAACTATTTAATGTATATCCTATTAAAGTATCTAATGGAAAATCTTTAAGGATTTTAAGACCCACAAGTTTATCAGCTAAAAGTGCAATAGTATGTAAAGAAAAGTATGATAGATATATTAAAGGAAATCCTCTTAAGCATAAGCATGTTATGGATTGTTTGGAGAAAGAGCTAGATACTCGAAAGCGTGGTGGTAACCTTCAATATATGCATGCATTGGAAACTTATATAAATAAGAATGCCTGGGATGCTTATGAAGGACTACTTATGGAAAATAATGTAATTAAATCTGCTGATACCAAATATGGAGAAGGCTTAATATAAATATATATATGAATAAACCAAGTTTACAATACACAAGTATTAAAAAAGCAGCTTATGATGCTGTTCAATACATCGACCAACGTCGACAAGGATTGATAAAATCATTAAGAACTCCCTGGTCTAAGTATAACCATGTGAGTATGGATGGAATAGAGTGGAACACTATACATACTATAGCGGGTATGTCTGGTAGTGGTAAAACTGCTATTATAAATCAACTAGAAACAGAGTTGTTTAAGTTAAACCCTGATGAAGATTTTGCTGTTCTTTCATTTAATTTCGAGATGTTAGCTCGTCAGTTAGTAAGTAGAAAGTTATCTAATGAATTAGATATGACTACTAGACAGTTACATAGTGGTATTGAAGGCTATAATTTATATGATGCACAATTTTATAAAGTATTAGCAGCGCAAAAAGAGTTTAATAAACTACCTATTTGGTATGTCGAAATGCCCGGTACTGTAGAAATGATTAAAAATACTATTCAGAAATTTATTAATGAAGACTTTAATAAAGAGCGCGGGATAGTAATTATGTTAGATCATACTATATTAGTACGTGGTAAACAAGGAGAACAAGAACGAATGGTGCTAGTAGAATTAATGATTATGGCAAACTCATTAAAGAAACAGCATAAAGTAGCATTTGTATTCCTGAGCCAATTAAATAGAGAAATCGAGTCAGTAGATAGAGTTATGGAACCATCCCAACAATTTCCTAAAAAGAAAGATTTATTTGGTGGTGATTCTGTATTTATGTTCTCTGATTTAGTAATGGTATCTATGAATCCTGAACAATTAGGGATGGATAGTTATGGACCAAAGTCATGGCCTACGGGCGGTGCATTATTTTGGCACTTTATTAAAGTAAGAGAAGGACAACCTTGTATAGCCAAGATGAAAAATGAACTTAAGTATAACCGGGTAGTAGATTATGAAGCAACAGAACCTGCTTACCAATTAACAATAAAAGAAAATGATAACTAATATGTATGTAACAACTACAACTATGGATCCTCTCCCTATACAGGAAGATTGGACACCTTATGATGAATCGGCTCATGAACTATTAAATTTAGCTCAAGAAATAGAAGAATCAAAACGTCCTGCTTATACACAAGATAGTCCTGATGTATTAGCTAACTTTAAGAAAGCAGCCGAAATGACTGGAACTACTCCTATGCAGTGTTGGGGAGCATATTTCTATAAACATGTAGCTGCTATCTTATCATACGCCAAGAATCCTGATATAGAACAAGCAGAACCTTTAGATAGTAGATTTGCTGATGCAATAAACTATTTAAAATTGGGATACCATATGGTAAGAGAAGAACAAACAGAACAAGAATTTAATAACCAAAAATTACCCTTTTAAAATGGCAAATTTAGTAATCATTTGTGGAAAGTCTGGATCAGGCAAGTCCACAAGCGGGAGCAATCTCGATCCAAAAACAACTCTTTGGTTGAACTGTGATCAAAAATCATTACCTATTAAAGGATGGAAGAAGAATTATAGTAAAGAAAATAAAAACTATGCGACTGCTTCTAGCCTTGTAGATATTGTAAATACGTTAAAAGTTATACCAGAGAAAGCAAAGCACATTAAAACTATTGTGATCGACACTATTAATCGCGTTATGACCGATAAAGTAATGGGAGAACGTCACATCAAAGGTTTTGAGAAATGGGCTAGTTTATCAGGAGGTATATATGACATTTTCACGGTCATAAACCAAGTTATACCTGATAATGTTGATGTATTTGTATTAGCACATTCCGATGAGGGATATACTGATATGGGTGCTCAATATCGTAAAGTGATGACAGCTGGAAAGCAGTTAGACAAGATTGTATTAGAATCTATGTCGAGTGTGGTGTTATTTACCCACATTGAATCAGATGGTAAAGGTAAAAATGAATATTTCTTCCAAACACAAACAGATGGTGTATCGACTGCAAAGTCACCTGCTGGGATGTTTGAAGATTACCAAATCCCAAACGATTTACAAATGGTGAAAGACACCATGGATAAGTATTATAACGAATAAAATTAATTAATTAAAAAAAAAGTAAATTATGTATCAAATTAATCAAAAAATTCAGTCTGAAGGTACGTCAACCAAAGTATTCAAGCTAGGAATTAGCGAAGGAGCTGAAATGACAAATGTAAGTGTAGAAACTGCTTCTAATGGAAATAGTTTTCTTAAATTCTCTTTTACTGATAGCGAAAATGCTAATCTAAGTCACTTAGAATGGCCTATCGATACAGCTAATGAGGGATGGGAAAAGAAAATGAATTCTCAAATGAAGAGAGTTAAGCACATTATGACTAAATATTTACCAGAAGATAAAGTTACTATCACTGCAAATGACTTTGAAGGTTTTTGCAATCAAGTAATTACTCTTCTAGGAAACAGTTATATTGGTAAGAAATTAAGAATTAAAACTGTTTACAGTTATAATAATTATGTTTCTGTTCCTAAGTATGTTCCATTCATGGAGGTACTTGACCAAGTAACAGCTGATAAGTCTAGGTTAAATGTAACTGACTTTGATAAAATGACTAAAGATGAAGCGGATAACCCTTCAGCTTTAACGTCTACTGCATCTTCTAATGGTGCATCAACGGAGCCTGCAGATTCTGGTCTACCATTTTAGGTAGATGAATCTAATAGATAGGGGAGGTTATTAATGTAATATGCTGAAGACCCTCCCCTATTTATTTACAAAATGGGACTCTATAAAATAACTCTTTCGTTAACTAAAGACAATGTTTTAAATCTAATAAGTGAATATCAAATATTTAGTTATTATTTAGGATGTGATTTTAAATCCGGAGTTGTAATGAGTAGTCCGCTCCGACAAGATGACAAACCCAGCTTCTCCATCTTTACTGACCGTAAAGGAACTCTAAGATTTAAAGATTTTGGTACAGGAGATACTGGGGATTGTTTTACACTCATTCAACAAATATTTGGAATTGATTTTTATTCTTCGTTAATAAGAATATGTGAAGATTTCAAATTGGATTTAATGTATGATAAACGAAATGTGGTTCATAAGCCGTTTGATGGCTTTGTAACTGCAATCAAAGAATTAAAGTTCGACGCAAAAAAAAGTATTAATGTAAAAACTCAACCTTTAACATTTGTAGATAAATATTACTGGAATCAATATGGTATTACTGAAGCAGTGCTTAAGTATTATAATATATTCTCGTGTAAATGTGTATTTATAGGTGATAAAGTAGTTGGATATTACAAAAATAATGACCCCATGTATGGTTATCTCTTTTATAAAGATGATGTATATACATGGAAGATTTACCGTCCCTTATCCTTAACTGGACATAAGTGGATGAGTAATACTAATAGAACAATATTCCAAGGTTGGGATCAGCTGCCTGAGAGAGGTGAGCTGATAATTATAACAAAATCGCTAAAAGATGTAATGGTTCTTAGAACTCTTGGATTTATTAGCGCAGCATTGCAGAATGAGATTACTAGTATCAAAGATACTGTAGCCCGAGAGTTATATGAGAGATTTAATAAGGTGTATATCTTAAATGATTTTGATTTAACTGGTGTTAAGGGTGCTAATAACCTGAAAAAGAAATATGGATTCACTCCTATTTTCTTACAAAACTTTAGTACTAGAAACAATGGCTTCAAAGATATTTCTGATTTTAGAAAAGATCATACTGCTGAAGAAAGTAAAATTAAAATAAATAAATTAATATGAAAATAGAACGTGAACATGTAGTCGATGAAATTATTGGTGATGTAAAAACTAATAAATTTAAAATCGGCGAAGATTCAATGGGTATAATAATAGACTCATTGATTAATCTATATTCTGATCCTATTGGTTCTATTGTGAGAGAAGTTACTTCTAACTGCTATGATGCTCATCGAGAGAAAGATCTCAAGATAAAGCATGTCATTCCGATGACTGCAGAAGATGATCCTAAATGGTTTCATCCTACAAGTAAAAAACCTCAAATAGAATTTCAGGAAGAGAATATCCTTTTAGGCATAGGTAATGCTTTCTTATTTCGAGACTTCGGTGTTGGATTAAGTAAAAAACGAGTAGAAGAAATTTATACTCTCTTTGGTAATTCAACTAAAAGAGATAATAATCATCAAATAGGTGGTTTCGGTATTGGTGCTAAGTCACCATTTTCGTACACTGATACTTTTTATATAATAAGTAATCATAACGGTAAAATGTTTAGTTATATGTTATATAGAGGTAATGATGCATTTCATATGGATCTCCTTAAGCAAGGAGAAACAACTGAGTTGAATTCTACTGAAGTAATTATTCCTATTAATAAAGAAGAGTCTTATAGAGATATAAGGAATTTTGCAAAGGCTATAAATTCTCAACTATCTTATTTTATAGGATTAGAATTTATAAATGTTACAGAAGGAACAGGCCGTAACGTAGGAACAGTACAGATAGATTATGAAGATGATGATATTGCAATTTGTGTTGATGAAACAGCTACACGTAGATATGATGTAGACGAAATCCATCTTATGGTTGGAAGAGTTCGTTATCCTCTTAATCAAGATATGGTAGACAGTCAAATTAATTGGGGTAGTAGTAATATTCCAGTAGCTCTTAAATTTGATGTAGGCCAATTAGATTTAGTTCCAAGTCGTGAGGCAATTCGATATACAGATAAAACTAAAGAAGCTATTAAACAAAAGATCTTAAATGTTCAAAAAAACATGAAAGAGAGGTGTGAAAAAGAGCTTGCTAATTGTCCTGATGTTATAGAATGGTTAAAACAAGCAAACGCTTTAACTAATAATTCTAGTAGTCGTAATTACAATAGAACATATGATTCTGTATTTGCTGTTCAGTCTTATTTAGCACAAATGCAAGATAAGAATGCTCAATGTACTCTTCATGGTATTGAACTTTCTGGCTCATTACTACATGATATTTATAGACAATCTAGATTATTTAGAGGTTTTAGTATTACGACTGTTACACAAAGAGCTGATGGTAATTATATAGGTGGTTATAAATTAGTTAAATCTCAAACTAATGTTGCTGATTTCATAAAATATCCTATTTACTTTCATAAACAAGTTGATCCGGATTCAGAAGAAACTCGTAAAGTATTTCTTAAATCTAAAGATTTCTATTTAGCGCGTACTCATGGTACTTTTATCCAAATAAGAGAAAACTGGGCGTTAACAGAAAGCGATTTTGCAAAAGAAGCTGACATCGATATGTGGAATGCTTCAGCAGATGCTAGAGAAAAGGATGTTATTGAGTCTGATTTTAAGAATATGCAAACATTATTTAGTCATTGTAAATTTCATGATTATGACAATGTTGATATGTCTAAAGCAGATACTGAATTAGGAGAAGAAGTGGGCGAGTATGAAAGTGAAGCAGAAAGACGAAAAAGAATGGGTAAAGCTTTTCTTAGACGTATTTACTTTTATGATAACTTTCGAGATCCTAATAAAGTTAAATTCAGTAATGATGAATATCATATTTCTGATTTAGTAACCTACCAAGAAGAGGGCGGTATTGTAATATATGGTAATTCGGCAGATAATAAATTATTAAAAAATGTAGCTGCTATATATTCCCAGGCAGGTTTTTATAAGGAAGCTCATTTTTATAGTTCAAGTAGTTTAGAACATGAGACCCATCCTGTC